CTGCCCCTCACCGTCTCGCGCGATGCGATAGCGATGCTCTGCGGCGACATGCTCGGCGAGGGCGCCACCCGGGTCGTCTTCGAGTACGAGCCCGACCGCAACCTCGTCATCAAGTTCGAGACGGGCATCAGCACCGCCTATCAGAATGTGGCGGAGCATCTGACCTGGCAGGCGGTCAAAGAGACGCCGTGGGCGAGGTGGTTCGCGCCGGTCGTCAAGATTTCGCCCTGCGGCAACGTGCTGCTGATGCACCGAACGACGCCCATCCTGCGGCGCGATCAGCTGCCGCGGCGGCTGCCCAGTTTTTTCGCAGACGTGAAGAGCGAGAATTTCGGGCGACTGCTCGACGGCCCCGTCGTGGCGCACGACTATGGCCACGTGGGTCTGCTGGTGGCCGGGTTGGCGACAACGCGCCTGGTCAAGGCCGCGTGGTGACCCGTGGCTGCTATCCCGTGATCGCTCTCGTCTCGGCCGTGACTTCAATCGGCGGCGACGGGCGCTCCGCGATCCCGCGCGCCGTGAGCAGCAATCCCGCCAGTTCCAGCAGCTGCGCCCGATAGGGCGAGCCTTCGCGCAAGGTGATCGCGATCCCCTCGACCTCACGCTGGATTTGCCCCAGCACGACCGCCAGCGGTTTCCCGCCCAACACCATGATGCGCATGGGCCACCTCGTCTTCGCCAGCTAAGACATACGCCGGTTTGGTGAAGAACAATTAACGCTCGGGGACACAAAAAAGGCCCGGCTCGCAACGACTCGTCAACGACTCGGCCCCATGCTGCGAAATACAGGCTGGCGCTCCGAGCGTCCGGCCCCCAACGATGCCATCCCCTATCGGCAACCTGGTTCCCCTCTGCGGCGCGCACTCGAAGCGCAGCGGCATGGGCTGCCGCAACCGCGCGATGCCCAACGGGCGCTGCCGCATGCATGGCGGCAAGTCGACAGGCCCCCCGGCGGGCTCGACCAACGCCATCACCCACGGCATCTATTCGACCGCGATCACGCTCGCCGAGCGCGAGCTCTGGGACCGGATCGACCTCGGCACGCTCGACGACGAGATCAAGATCGCGAAGCTGCGGCTCGCCCGTGTCCTGCGGCAGGAGCAGCTCTACCTCGCGGCCGAGAATGACGCCGACCGCACCAAGCTGCTCGAGCTGACGAAGACCTCGAGCACCAGCGAGCGCGGCGGGAAGGGCGGCACGAAGCAAGGGGCCATCGTCGAACGCTCGCGCCCCGACTTCCACCGCCTGGCGCTCAACTACATGCGCCGCATCGCCGAGCTCGAGAACACGCGCCGAATCCTCAACGACGACGGAGGGCCTCACGGCCCGCTCGTTCAGCTCATCATCGAGGGCGGCTGATCCTCATCATCGGAGCAACCCAATGTCCGGGGAGCACAAGAACATGGCTATGGGCGAAGGCATGAAGGGCGCGGACAAAGGTCCGATGGCACACCCCGGCATCCACGACATGAATCACGCCGAGAACCAGGATGCGGGCGGCGAGGTGCACCGCCAGGTCAACGCCGACGCCGAGCGTTCGGGACCGCCTCCCATCTCGACCGGCGAGAAGCGGCTTCATGCGCAGGCGCACTCCGATCACGGGCCTCATCACATCGGCAACAAGCATCGACCGCTGCCGGCCTGAAGCCGTGTGGGTCCGCGAGAAACGCGCCGGTGACTGCCATGTCCTACCGGTGGACGACTTGCGACCGCACGTGGCCGCCTCGGATTGCTGGTGCCGACCGACGCCCGATCCCGGGATCTACGTCTTCGTGCATCACTCGCTCGATCGCCGCGAACTTTACGAGGAAGGCCTGCTGCGGCCTTCATGAAAGAGGCTCGATGACCCCGACGGAACGCGACAACCACAACCGCGGCATCATGGTCCAGTGCAACGGCCTCGGGTGGTACGGCCGCTCAAGGGACGGTCTTCCCATGCGCCGGCGCGAGCTGGCGGGCGGCGAGAGCGTGATCTTCTATGACCCGAGCGGCCTCAAGGTCGTCCCCCCCGATCGGTTCGAAGCGAAGACGCTCGACGAGCTCGTCGCCTACATGGCAGAGACGAACTCCGTCTGCTGCCAACAGCTTGCCCTGGTGCGCTGATGAGACGGCCGCTCCTGATCTTCGCGCTGCTGCTCGGCACTCTGTTGAGCGGCTGTTATGGAAGGGACGTGCTACCGTATTTCCAACGGCACGGCGCGCCCTGCGGCAACGCCGGCGGCCACTGGGTCGCCCACGGATCGACTTACGCCTGCGAGTGAGCGGGCACCCTTTCCCCCTTCGACACGGGAGCTGACATGAAGCTTCGTCTAGGAGCGGCCATCGCCGCCGCCGCGCTCGCGCTCGCCGTCTTTGCCTCCCTCGGGTCCCACGCCGAGGCGCAGCCCTATACGGGCTACATGCCCGCGCCCAATCTCATCCAGAACGGCGACTTCGCATTCGACCGCCGTCATGCCGGCGCGTCGGTCACGTTGACCTCCGGATCGAGCTTCTTCCTGCCCGCCGAGCGCTGGTCGTGCAACTTCAATGCAGCGAGCAATGGCTCCACCGCACCCGCCGGACGACAGGTCGCGCTCTCAAGCGGCCTCACGCTTCTGACCAAGGAGCTGAAATACACGTCGAGCGGCACTGCCTCGACCTCGACGACGGCAGGGCAGATCGGTCAGTGCGAGCAGTCGGTAGAAGCCAACGACACGCAGGACCTGCAATGGGGCACCGCGAGCGCGGAGCCGGTCGCCTATGGCTTCTGGCTCAAATCCTCGCTCGCCAGCTCGGTCGTGCCGATTGCCGTCCAGAACACCTCTCAAGCGCTGTCCTACACGACGAGCTGCACCACGTCGGCGACCGCCGCGACCTGGACCTACTGTCCCGGCGTCATCCCCGGCCCGACCACCGGCACCTGGGCCAACACCCCGGGCACCATCGGCCTCATCTTCATCCTCTCGCCCGAGTGCGGCACGACTTATCAGGCGGCGGCGGCCGGCGTCTGGTCGACCGGCCAATTCAACTGCCCGCCCGGCACCACGCAGTTCGCGGCGACGGCCTCCGCTACTCTCGAGATCGCGGCGGTGAAGGTCGAGCGCGGCGTCTCCCAGAGCGCGTTCGTGGCCGATCCCGCGCCCGTGGCGCTGCAAAAGCTCAACCGGTTCTTCCAGACCGACTTCCTGGCGGGCACCGCGCCGGCGCAGAATGTCGGCACCGGAACCGGCGAGACGTGTTTTCAGAACCCGATCGCCAACGGCCAAGGCTCGGTGACGGTCGCGCTGTCGCCCCCCATGTACGCGGCGCCCACCCTCACGACCTATAGCCCGGCGGCGGCCACGGCGGCCTTCTACGACGTGACGGGATCCGCCGCCGTGACCATCGGCACCCCCGTTCCGACCCCCACCTCGCTTTACATGCCGACGGGCGCGACCGTGGCGACCATCGCTCATGAGGTGTGCGTCCATTGGGCGGCCGATACGGCGCTCTGACGAGGGACCTGCAAGTTCAATTTTCGCCCCTCAAATGAGGGCGCGAAAAGTTACATGTACGCGGAGCCGCACGCATTTGGGCCTGGCAATTCACGGAGAATCGGCATGACCGACCTGCGCGACATCCCGATCAAGGTCAAGGTGGACGGCGATGCCGCCGGCGGCTGGCTCGTCGAGATCCACGACGGCGACCACCTGCGCGTCTATTCGCCCGACGAGGGGACGGTCGAGCTGCCCGAGCTGGCGGCCGACCACGCCGAGCAGCGTTACCTCAAGGAGTTCCCCGGAGCCGAGGACCGCCTCTTCGAGCGCACGCTGCCGGTCGTGGAGAGCGATCCGGATGAGGATGCGGCCGACGCGGCGGCCGTCGAGGAGGCCGCCCAGCGGGCACGCCAAGCGGCCGAGGCAAAGGTGGCGAAGAAGCGCGACGGCCGGAAGAGGACCAGGACCGAAACGGCCAAGGCGCCGACGGTCGATGGCAGCGGCACCGCGTAAGATGACCGTGCGAGCTGGCAGGCCCGCACGGTCCGTCAACATGACCGATGCGCTCTTTCCTGTCGGGCGCGACGTTTCTAATTCAGACCTGGCGGCTTGAAAAGGCGGCGACGCCGGCTCGTTCAAAGCGGCCTCGCAGACTTCACGTGTTCCAGCGACTCGGATCGCGCCGCGCCCGGAGCGATCTTCACACTTGGGGTGAAGGTGTCAAATGGCCAGCCCCAACGACTTTGCCTATGCCGCGCCAGGCCAACAGATGGCCTTCCCAGCCATGCAGGTCGGCGCAGGCCAGAACCAGGTCGGCGACACGCTGAAAAGCCTGCTGCGGGTGAAAGAGCTGCGCGGGCGCATGCTGCCACAAGGCTCGATCCCATCCGCCGGGATGCCTGACCAGGCGGGATCGGCGGCCGATTCGGGTATCGACCAGAACGGCTGATGACCATCACCACCGGCTCGGCACCGCGCGCGCTGTTCGGAGGCCCCATGTCCAAGGATTTCAACCCCGGCGGCACGCCCGGCAAGCTCCACCGCGAGTTGGGCGTCGCCACCGACAAGCCGATCGGCGCCGCCCACATCGCCAAGGCGACGCACTCGAAGGACCGCGAGGTCCGCGACGACGCGATCCGGGCGCAGACCATGTCGCACTGGAACCACCACAAGGCCCATGCCCATCACCCGCCGCACGACGGCAACTGCGCGTGGCCCCAGACCGCGGGCGAGCACCCCTTCGCCCATCACGCCGCTTAACCGGGGTTTTAACCCGGTTAAAACCCCTTCACCGTATCGTCGCCCCATGGCGAACGAGACCATCGGCAAAGCGTCCCGCCGGTGCGGCAACTGCGAGCACCGCCGCATCGTGGATCCCAAGAACCTCGGCTCCGGCATCTGCTTCGCCGGGCCGCAGCAGCTCGTCGCGCTCCCGGCACCGGGCGGCCGCGGCATCATCATCCAGCCGATGCGGCCCCCGGCGGACGCGAACGACCCCCATTGCAGCGACTGGCAGCAGAAGGGCGCCGCGACGACCGCGGAGGTCGCGAAAGGCCTCGCCGATCTCGACCTGAGCGGGACCAAGCGCAACTGAGGTGCGGGCGATGCCCACCCCGCAAATCCGCTACTCCTACGACGGCGTTCCGACCGTCAAGGCGTTTCACCAGTCGAACGCGATCATCCGCGGGCTCATGGGGCCGTTCGGCTCCGGCAAGACTTCGGGCTCCATCATCGAGATCCCGCAGCGCGCCGCGGCCATGCCGCCGTGCCTCGACGGTATCCGGCGCTCGCGCTTCATCGTCGTGCGCAACACCTACGGCGAGCTGCGCGACACCACGATCAAGAGCTTCCACCAGTGGCTGCCGCCCATACAATTCGGGCACTGGCACGAAACCAATCACGACTACACGATCGAGGCGATGCAGGGCTGCCACGTCGAGGTGATGTTCCGGGCTTTGGACCGCCCCGACCACGTGCGCCATCTTCTCTCGCTCGAGCTCACTGCCGGCTGGATCAACGAGGCGCGCGAGGTTCCCTGGTCGATCGTCGAGGCGCTTCAAGGCCGCATCGCCCGGTATCCGCCGATCGCGCAATGCGGCCCCTATTGGTCGGGCCTCTGGCTCGATACCAACGCGCCCGATCAGGACAGCGACTTCTTCAAGTTCTTCGAAGAGACAAAACACCCCAAGAGCTTCGCGCAGCTGTTCAAGCAGCCGTCGGGCCTCTCCGCGCGCGCCGAAAACCTGGCCCACCTGTCGCCGCGCTACTACCAGAATCTGGCGCTCGGCAAGACCAAGGAATTCGTCAAGGTCTACATCCATGGCGAGTACGGCTTCGTCATCCTGGGAATGGCGGTCTATGGCGACGATTACTCCGACGAGATGCACCTCGACGAGGATGCCGAGCCGCAGCCCGGCGTCCCGATCTATCGCGGCTGGGATTTCGGCCTGACGCCGGCGTGCGTGTTCGCCCAGCTGCGTCCCGACGGCAAGTTCGTGGTGTTCGACGAGCTCACGTCGAAGCGCATGGGCATCGACCGGTTTTCCGACGAGGTGCTCGAGCATTGCGCCCAGTCGTTCCGCCAGGAGCCGGAATGGATCGACGTCGGCGACCCTGCCGGCAACACCGGCGCCGAGACCGACGAGCGCACGTGCTTCCAGATCATGCACTCGAAGGGCATCGAGGTTGAGCCCGGGTTGCAAACGCCGGCGATCAGGCTCGAGAGCGTGCGCAAGCCTCTCACGACCTTGCGCAGCGGCAAGCCGCAGTTCCGTCTCCATCCGCGCTGCCGCATGCTGCGAAAGGGGTTCCTCGGCGGCTACCAGTACCGTCGGATGCTCACCAAGGCCGAGCGCTACACCGACAAGCCCGAGAAATCGATCTATTCGCACGTGCACGACGCGCTGCAATATATCTGCACGGTGATCTTCGGCGCGGGCCTGAAGCAGATGCGCGGCGTCGTCGTCGACCTCGCCGATGAAGAGGACCGCATGGCGTCCGACGCGACGCGCAACCCGGTGACGGGGTACTGATGAAGGTCATCATCGGGCGCCCTCCGTTATGGGATGAGATCGATGCGGCCTTTCACGTCGCGGGCAAGCCCGTGTTCTTTGCGTGGGGCGACTGTATCTACAATCCGGAAGGGCTCGCGATTCCGCCGGCGCTGAAGGCCCATGAGCGTGTGCACATGGAGCAGCAGCGCGCGATTCTGCCGACGGAATGGTGGCGCCGATACATAGCCGATGCGCAGTTCCGTCTCGATCAGGAGATCCCGGCCCATCGCGCCGAGTTCACCGAGTTCTGCAGACACCACTCCAACAAGAACCGCCGCGCCGAGGCCTTGGAGTTCGCTGCGCGCCGGCTGAGCGGCAATCTCTACGGATGCATCATCCCCTATGCCCAGGCCTGGGAGGTGATCGCGCATGGACCTTGAAGACGCCGTCCGCCAGTTCACCAAGGACCATCGCGGGCAGTTCTGCGACCGCCTCGCCAAGGACACGCCCACCGGCGAGCCGTGGCAGATCATCGTCTCCGGAGGGGGCCTCGAAACCGCGGCCGACCCGTTCCCGCTCCTGTGCATCGACAAGGAGCAGGCGGTCGCGCTCTGGGTGATGGCGGTGCTCGAATACGCGAAGGGACGCACGGGCAGGCTCTACTGGCGAGGCCAGCCGGAATTGCGCGAGTACCAGACCACGATGGCCGACCTGCCGGTCCAGACGCAGCGCATCGTCGAGACGCGCTACACGGTCTTTTCGCGCCTTCTGATCTCGGACACGGCCGAGCTCTGAGCGCTGCTCGGAAGCGCCCCCCATGGCATTGCTCGACGATCCCCAGGCGGCAGCGCCTGCGCCCCCCGGGGACCCGGCGCCGGCGGGAAACCAGCTGAAGACCTTCCTCGGCGAGGATCAGCCGACGCAGGAGGAAGAGCGCAAGCCGCGGTTGCGTCTCGTCTCCGACCGCCCGAAGAACGTGCGCGACGATGCGACCGCGCATTTCACGCAGGCGAACAAGCTGCTCAAGTGGGCGGACTCGGTCAACATCGCGAAAGACCTCGGCGAGGACGAGCTGAGCCATATCGGCGAGCGCGTCTACCGGGAGTGGAAAGTCGACGAGCTGAGCCGGTCGGAGTGGAAGACCCGCACCGAGAAGGCGCAGGACATTGCCCTGCAGGTCGCCAAGGAGAAAAGCTACCCGTGGCCCAAGGCCTCGAACGTGCTGTTCCCGCTGATGACCAACGCCGCGCTGCAATTCGCCGCGCGCGCCTATCCGGCGATCGTGTCGGGCAACCAGGTCGTGCGCGGCTCCATCGTCGGAGACGACGACGGCGAGCCGCTCATCAATCCGCAGACCCACCAGCCGGTCGTCAATCCGCAAACGCGCCAGCCCATGATGATGGTGGCGCCGGGCGCCAAGAAGGAGCGGGCGCTGCGCATCGGCGAGCACATGAGCTGGCAGCTGCTCGACGAGGACCCGGAAAGCACGTGGGAGGCCGAGACCGATCAGCTGCTGCACATGCTGCCGATCGTCGGCTGCGTCTTCCGCAAGAGCTATTTCGATCCCTCGCTCGGGCGCAACTCGTCCCGCCTCGTAAGCGCGCTCTCGCTCACGATCAACTGGAAGGCGAAGAACGTCACCTCCGCGCCGCGCGCCACCGAGCGCATCCCGGTCTATCCGAACGAGATCGTCGAGCACGTCCGCAGCGGCGCGTTCATCGACCATGAATACGGCCGCGCGCCCGATGCCGGCGACGACGACGACGCGCCGCATTGGTTCCTCGAGCAGCACCGGCGGCTCGACCTCGACCAGGACGGCTACGACGAGCCCTACACCGTCACCATCCACGAGGAGACCCGGAAGGTGGCGCGCATCGTCGCGCGCTACGACGCCGATTCGATCTTCTATCGCAATGCCCGCATGGGGATGCGCCAGATTTCGGTCGCCGAGCTGCGCGGCGCCCGCTCGAAGGGCGTGAACCTGCCCGACGAGGCGTTCGCCGAGATGAAGCTCGCGCGCATCGACGCGATCCACAGCTATACGCAGTACGACTTCTTTCCGCCGATGGACGGAGGTCCCTACGGCACCGGGTTCGGCAACCTGCTGGCGCCCATCAATGAGGCGATCAATACCAGCCTGAACATGATGCTCGATGCCGGGCATCTGCAGAACACCGGCGGCGGCTTCATCGGCAAGGGCATGTCGATGGCGGCCGGCGCCGTCCGCTTCCAGATCGGCGAATGGAAGCCCATCAACGTGCCGGGCGGCTCCTTGAAGGACAACCTGGTCCCGGTGCCGTTCCCGGGGCCATCGCCTGTGCTGTTCAACCTCCTGTCGCTGCTCATCGATGCCGGCAAGGAGATCGCGGCGATCAAGGACATCCTGTCCGGCGAGACCCCCAATGCCCAGATGGCGGCCACCACAGTGCTGGCGCTGGTGGAGCAGGGCCTCAAGGTGTTCACGGCGATCTACAAGCGCGTCTACCGCGCGCTGAAGGCGGAGTTCCAGAAGCTCTACCGGCTCAACCGCATCAACCAGCCGAACGAGGGGCTGCGCTTCCGGCGCGGCGAAAAGCAGTTCAACCTTCAGCCAGGGGACTACGCCGACGACATGGGCGTCGAGCCCGTGAGCGACCCCAACACCGTCTCGCCGATGCAGAAGCTCGCGCGCGCGCAGCTTCTCATGTCGCTTCAGGGCGATCCGCAGTTCGGGAGGCTTCAGAACGGTCAAGCGACGCTGAAGCGCATCTATGAATACGCGATGATCGAGAAATCCGACGAGCTGATGCTGCCCGTGCCGCCGCCCGATCCGGTGATGCTGGCCGAGGCCGCCAAGCTGCAGATGAAGGCCCAGGAGCTGGCGGCCGACGGGACGCGCCAGAAACAGGCGGGCTTGCGCGACCTGGCGCAGGCGATCTTGTACCTGGCGCAGGCGAAAAAGACGGAGGCCGGCCTGCCCCTCGCGTTCTTCGAGACGCAGCTCACGGCCATGCAGCACGATTTCGAGGTGCAGCAGGCGGCGCTCGACCATGAGATGCGCCAGCGCGAGCTCGCGGCCCAACAGCAGGCGCAACCGGCGCAGGCGGCGTGATGACCTGGAAGACGCGTTTATTCAGAGCGCTCTTCCCAAAGGTGATGGCTGAGCTATTGGCTGAGGCCGCGGCCAACGGCGGCGTAGCGGATCGATGGATTTGGGTGCCGTTTTTGATCTGGGAGTTTCCCATCGCCATTCGTATCCGCACCGAGAGGGTGGTCCGCTAATGGCGGAAAGCGCGAAGCTCCGCGAGGTCGAAGGCATCACGCCGATCGATTTTGCGCTGTGGCGCCGCAAGCACCCGGTGACGGTCGTGGTGATGCGGCTCCTCGAGGAGCAGAAACGGATTTTTGAGGAGTTGGTAATAAACAATTTCCTCGATGGCTCGATGGGCCTCGGCGACGACAAGGCACAATGCCTGCGAGGCCAGATCATCGAGATCGTCGAGCTGTTGGAGCTCGACTTCGCCAAGCTGGAGAGTTTCTTCACCGACAATGGAACGGCAACTGAGCAAGCTGGCCTCGACCGTGCCTCGGCCGAAGGTGCTGACGAACGCGGCGGGTGAGAGCGTCGTCCTCGAGCCTCATGCCTGGGACGGCGAGAACCGCTCGGGCTTCCATCCGCTCGACGACAAGGTGCTGGTGCTTCCGCACCGCGTCCTCGGCAGAACCAGAGGCGGCATCGAGCTGCCCGATGCCTCCCACGAGAAGGAGCAGGACCGCATCCAGTTCGGCATCCTGGTCGAACGGGGTGGGGCCGCGTTCCAGCTTTCGGGCGACCGCGTGAGGGTCTGGGCGGACGATCCCACCAACCCGAAGCCCGTGCCTGGCGATCATGTCTATTTCGAGAGGTATTCGGGCTTTCTCGTCACCGGCGACGATGGGCTGACGTATCGGCTGCTCGACGACAAGTGCATCGGCGCGCGCCTCAAGGCGCCTGCGTCAACCGAATCTTGAGACATCGCCGCCATCCTTGACGGCAAGCGCGGACCCGCATCCCACACGAGGATCGAATGGCAGACGCACCGGCGGCGACGGACGGAGAGTCTGCGCCGCCTTCCACCGAGGCGGTGGCACAGACCACGGCCCGCTTGCTCGGATGGACGCCCAAAGAGGAGTTCGCCGGCAATCCATCGAACTGGGTTCCCGCGGCGGCTTACGTCGATCGGGTCGGCAAGAGGTTTCCGGGCCTCTTCGACACCGTCGATCGCGTCGCGAGGGCACAAGCCGAGACTCAGGGCACCATCGCGACGATGGGCCGCGAGCTGTCGGAAACCAGGGCGACCATGACCGAGCTGCGCGATTATGCGCGGCGGGCGAGGGACGCCGGCTATCAGCGCGGCCTTGCCGAGGCGCATCAGCGGCTCACCGCCGCGCGCACCGCGGGCGACGTCGATGCCGCGGCTGCCGCGGGCGCCGAGGTCGCGACGCTCGAGGCAGAGCGTGCCCGCGCCGCTCCGGAGGCCGACCCGCCTCCCGCGCCCCGCGTCGAGCCGCCTCCCGCGCCACGCCAAGCCCCGCGCAACACGCCCGAGGAGCAGGTCGTCGTCGACACGTGGGTCGGCGAGAACAAGTGGTGGTATCTCGCCAACGTGAGGCTGAAGAACACCGCCGAGGGAATCCTCGCCGAGCTCAACTCGACGCGCCCCGATCTCAACTTGAAGCAGAAGCTCGACAAGGTGCTCGAGGAAACGCGCGCAGCCTTCCCGCGGGACTTCGGTATCCGGGCGGACGATGTCCGTCCCGCCGCCCTCCTACAGCCGGGATCGACGCAAGACCCTCCGCGCGCGCCGGGCGGCCGCACCTTCGACGACCTGCCGCCCGAGTCCAAGGCGGCGTTCTTCAAGTTCGAGAAGGAATTGTCGCTGCCGGGCAAGCCCTACACCAAGCAAGAATATCTCGCCGCCTACGTGTGGGATTGATCCATGCCGCCAAAAACGCATCGGGCCCCCGGCCCCGCAACCCAGCTAGCCGGCGCTGCCGCCGTTGAAGAAGCGGTGCGGCCGAGCGCCGTCCGTCTCGCATCCGAAGCGTCGCCGCTCGAACGCCAGGCCAACGCGGAAGCCGCCGCGCCGCCGCGTCATCGCCCCGTGCGCAAGCCGTTCGGCAGCCAGGACCAGAAGCTCGCGATGCCGCGCCGCGAAGGCTATCGGCGCTATTGGTTCAACGACGAGCCCGGCCGCATCGAGCGCGCCAAGGAGGCGGGCTACGAGCATGTGAAGAACGCCGACGATCAGATCGTGAAGCGGATCGTCGGCATCGGCCGCGACAACAAGGGCCTCTTTGCCTATTGCATGGAGATCCCGGAAGCCTGGTTCGAAGAGGACATGGCGAAAGAACAGCAACGCGTCGACGGCATCGATGATTCGATCATGCGCGGCGACATCGAAGGCAAAGGACTCACCAACAGCGACGCCGGCACGAAGTTCTATGTCGGCAAGCAAGGCATACACCGGACCGGCGGCCTGCAAATCCGGCGCAGCTGATCCTTCTCCCATCTCATCCATCGCGAAGGGCGCCTCGACGGCGCCCTTTTCATTTTAACCGAGCAGAGGACCGCCATGGGCAACCTGAACATTCCGCGCGGGCTCATCCCCTATCGCAAGACGTCGGGCCAGCCGTGGAGCGGCGGCGGCAACGCCTACTACCTGCCCGCCAGCTATGCGCAAAATGTCTTTTCCGGCGATCCCGTGACCTTGGTCGACAACTCGGCCGACCCCGCGGGCTTCTACCCGACCATCGCGCTCGCTGCCGCCGGCGCGGGCAATTTCATCCTCGGGCCGATGATCTCGCCGATCCCGGCGGGCGAGCCGACGATCGCCGTCACGCGAGACCTGCCCCCCTATCACCAGGCCTCGACGGCGCAATACGTGCTGGTCGCCGACGACCCCGATCTCATGTTCGAGATCCAGGACGACGGCGTCAACGGCGGCCTTCCGATCGGCGCCGCGGGCCGCAACTGCAACCTCGTCGCCGGCGCCGGCAGCACGACCACCGGCTATTCGGGCTGGCAGCTCCTGAGCGCGAGCCTGAGCCAGGCGAACACCGGCCAGGTCAAGATCCTCCGCCTCCTCGAGCAGGCCGACAACGCCATCGGCGCCAACGCCAAGTGGCTCGTCCAGATCAACCTCTCGGCGCTCCGGAACCAGACCGGCATCTGATCCCGCCGCGGGCCCCTCGCGCCCGCATCCCTCGACGCATCAACTCAAAATTGGAGTTCTCCGATGGCTGGTCCGATCACGACTGGGGCACACCCAAAAGCTCTATGGCCGGGCATCCATGCCTGGTGGGGGCGCCAATATAACGAGCATCAGGAGGAGTATCCGATGCTCTTCGACGTGGTGCCCAGCGAGCAGGCCTACGAAGAGGACACGGAAATCACCGGCTTCGGCTTGATGCCGGTGAAGAACGAAGGCTCGGCGATCGTCTACGACACCGAGCAGCAGGGTGTCGTCTCGCGATACACCCATCTCGCTTACGCGCTCGGCTACATCGTCACCTACGAGGAGCTGCGCGACGACCTCTATGAGATCGTCTCGAAGCGCCGTGCGCAGGCGCTGGCCTTCTCGGGGCGCCAGACGGTCGAGAACGTGTGCTCGAATGTCTACAACCGCGCCTTCAATGGCAATTACACGTTCGGCGACGGTCAGACCCTGATTTCGCCGAATCACCCGACGATGTCCGGGCCTCAGTCGAACCAGCTCACGACCGCGGCCGACATCTCGGAGATCGCGATCGAGGACCTGGTGATCCAGATCATGCAGATCACCAACTCGCGGGGCCTGCGCGTGTCGGTGCTGCCGAAGAGCATCCACGTCGCACCGCAGCAATGGTTCGAGATCAACCGCATCCTGAACTCGGTGCTGCAGAACGATACCGCCGGCAACGCGACCAACATCCTGAAGGCGCAGGGGACGATCCCGGAGGGGCCGAAGCTCAATCATTACTTCAGCTCGGCGACCGCCTGGTTCATCCGGACGAACGTCCCGCACGGCATGACGTTCTTCAATCGCGAGCCGGCGACCTTCGACATGGACAACGATTTCGATACGAAGAACGCCAAGGCCGCCCAGTATCTCCGGTTCTCGGTGGGCCTCACCGACTTCCGCCAGATATTCGGAACCCAAGGCGTTTGACGGTCCGTCAATCAGCGGCGTGCTAGACCGGCGCATGAGCCAGAACGGAGCCGGCGTCGGCGAATACGCGCGCCGCGTGCCGACCAGTGCAGGCGGCCGCGGCCGTGAGATGGCCGAGTTCGACCGCCTGCCGCGGGTCGTCCGCGATGCCATCAATGCGCTGCGCGTGAAACCGGTCGCCGCCGCCATCACGCCGTTCTTCGACCAGCACGGCGCTAGCAAGACCATCGAAGCACTGCACCAGATGGAGCGGGTGGCCATCCTCGCGCTCGAGTTCGAGGACCGCCGGCTCGAAGAGGCGCGCCCGCTCAGGGCGGCCTTCGAGACGGCGCTGCGCATCACCGCCCGGCGGCACTGACCCTTATTTCATCCCCGATGCCAGGAGTCCCCGATGGGTGACACCGCGTTTTATGCGCCGCTGATCGTGCTGCCGGGCAAGCCGGCGCTCGGCAATTATTCGAACAATCCGGATATGGCGCCCGCGTCGTTGTGGGGAGGCGCGGGCCTCATGGACCCGCGCTATCGCTATCTCACCGGAAACCGCAAAGACGGCCAGAGCGGCGTCCTCGCGCCGCAGGTCCTGGGCTTCGCGCAAACCAGCTTCATCAAGACGGTCGGGGGCATCCCGTCGGCAGTCTCGACCAGCAACATCGCCGCGGCGCAGAACGCGAGCGCCAACGTGCCCTTCTCCCTCGTGACCACGTCGGGGGCCGGGATCACGGTATTGAGCGCACCCACCCTCATGCTGCCATCGCTCGTGACCGCGCCCACGGGGGCGGTCGCTCTCGACGGCCTGCTGTCCTTCAAGAAATTCGGTGTCGGCTTTCAGAGCTGGTTCTACGACCCGAGCACCATGATCGCGCGCGCGATTTCGATTACCGGCGTCTCCGGCGCCACCGGCGGGAACGTTCTTCTCACGGGCCTCGACCTCTACGGGTACCCGCAGACGCAGCTCGTGACGGTCGCGGCCGGCGCCACCACCACCAATTCGCTCAAGTGCTGGAAGACGCTCTATGCGGCGACGCCGTTGTTCTCGGATGCCCATAATTATTCGATCGGCACCGCGGACATCTACGATCTCGGGATCGAGGCGGATCAGTTCGCCGATTGCGACATTTACTGGGCCGGGGTCCTCCAACTGCTGGCGACCTATACGGCGCCGGTGACGACGTCCCCGGCAACCAACCTTACGGGCGCGCCGCGTGGGGTCTTCACGCCGGGCAGCTCTTCGGACGGAACGAAACGCCTCGACATACTCGTCGAGACGACGGTCGGCCGTCTCGCGACCGTGCCGATGAGCGTGGGGCTCTTCGGCGTCACTCCGGCCTGAGCTCCGTTCAGCGCGACCGCTGATCCGACAATCGAGGCGATGGCCATGGCGGATGCCGTCACGACGCAGACCGTTTATGACGGCGCGCGCAACACCATCATGAAGTTCACCAACCTCTCCGACGGAACCGGAGAGGCGGGTATCCTCAAGGTGAACCAGGCGCTGCTGAAGCCTGCCCCGGGCACGTCGCTGAAGGTCCGGCGCATCATCTACGAC